TAGCGTTGCATGAGTGCAACACACTAATAAATACATGTGGGCGGGTCCCACCCATCAAATAAAAAAACCAAACCGATTTGCTTTTACTTTTAAATCGAAGAGGGGGGAGGGGGTAAAACAAAAATAGGGGTCCCAGACTTACCCTTTAGTGCTGGATTTATACACCCGGGTAGGGTATAAACTTTTTAAGGTACCATAATTAAATATTATGCTTGATATAGAACAATTAAAAAAAATTAGAAATATTAATAACATTGCAGATCCTGTTGTTAGAAAAAAAGCTAAATTAGATTTTTTGGCTAAAGTTAAAAAGGTAGAAGATAAAGCTATTCGTTCTGATTTCTTAACATTTGTAAAATATATTTGGCCAGATTTTATAGAGGGGTCCCATCACAAAACCATATCAGATAAATTTAATAGATTACAAACTGGAGAATTAAAGAGACTCATAATCAATATGCCACCTAGGCATACTAAATCTGAATTTGCTTCTTACTTTCTACCTGCTTGGATGATAGGAAATAATCCTAAATTAAAAATTATTCAAGCAACTCACACTGCAGAGCTCGCTGTAAGATTTGGACGTAAAACAAAAAACTTAATTGATTCACCTGAATACAGAGAAGTATTTAATACAAGATTACAAGAAGACTCAAAAGCAGCAGGTCGCTGGGAAACTGATGAAGGTGGCGAATACTTTGCTGTCGGTGTCCAGGGTGCGGTGACCGGTAGAGGTGCTGACTTGCTCATCATTGATGATCCACACTCAGAACAAGATGCATATTCACAAACGGCATTTGATAAAGCATACGAATGGTATACTTCAGGACCCCGTCAGCGTTTGCAGCCAGGCGGACGTATCGTTTTAGTTATGACAAGATGGTCAACAAAAGATTTAACAGCACAACTGATCAAGGCTCAAGCAGCAGAAGATAAAGCCGATCAATGGGAGGTTGTAGAATTTCCAGCCATACTTCCAAGTGGAAAACCTGTATGGCCTGAATATTGGAAACTAGAAGATTTACTTTCAGTAAAAGCTTCAGCAGGTATTTCAAAATGGAATGCTCAGTATATGCAAGATCCAACTGCAGAAGAAGGATCTTTAATTAAACGAGAATGGTGGAGAGATTGGACGGAAGATTATATTCCACCTTTAGATCATGTTATTCAATCTTACGATACGGCGTTCATGAAAAAAGAAACTGCGGACTATTCTGCAATTACAACTTGGGGTGTGTTTAGATTGAATGAAGATTCACCTCAACATTTAATTTTATTAGATGCAAGAAAAGAACGATTAGAGTTTCCTGATCTAAGGCGCCTGGCCCACGAACAATATACCTATTGGAATCCAGATACAGTATTGATTGAAGCTAAAGCATCCGGGCTTCCTCTTACTTATGAACTTAGACAAATGGGAATACCCGTTGTAAACTTTTCACCTAGTAAAGGTAATGATAAACATTCAAGAGTTAATGCTGTATCACCTTTATTTGAATCAGGAATGATATGGGCTCCAAAGTCTAAACAGTTTGCACAAGAAGTTATTGAAGAATGCGCTGCCTTTCCTTTTGGAGATAATGATGACCTTGTAGATTCTACGACCCAAGCGGTTATGCGTTTTAGACAAGGTGGCTTGATTTCTCACCCAGAAGACTATATAGATCCACCAGCATCTTTAGACGATAATAAGATTTACTATTAATGAAAAAATTAACAACAACTATACCACCTTTAAGAGGGCCTAATCCACAGGGGTTGAATGTTCCTACTAAAAAGGTTAAAGTAATAAACTCAAGGAATTTAAATGGCAACAATAGACAAAGCACTTCCAAACGAGGTTAGACACTCCATTGAAATTGGTGGTAATCCTACTGAGCAGGAAATAAATACTCCAGCACCAGATCCTAGTAGTACAGAAATAACTCCAACGGAAGATGGTGGAGTTGAAATTAATTTTGAACCAGGTGCCATTAACCAAGCAAATTCAAAAAATCATTTTGATAACTTAGCTGAATTATTACCGGATGATGTTTTAGATCCATTAGGAGAAGAGCTTTACGATAATTATTCTGATTATAAATCATCAAGACAAGATTGGGAAAAAGCTTATACCGATGGATTAGATCTTTTAGGATTTAAATATGAAAGAAGAACTCAACCGTTTAGAGGAGCTTCAGGTGTAACTCATCCAGTTCTTGCAGAAGCAGTAACACAGTTTCAAGCTTTAGCTTACAAAGAATTATTACCAGCAGAAGGACCGGTGAGAACTCAAGTCATTGGTTTGAATACAAGAGAAAAAGAAGATCAAGCAAATCGTGTTAAAGATTTTATGAACTATCAAGTAATGGATGTTATGAAAGAATATGAACCAGAATTTGATCAAATGTTATTTTATCTTCCATTATCAGGATCTACATTTAAAAAAGTTTACTATGATTCTTTAATGCAAAGAGCTGTATCTAAATTTATTCAAGCGGAAGATTTAGTAGTTCCATACAATGCAACATCTCTTGATGATGCAGAAGCTATCATGCATGTTATTAAAATATCAGAGAATGATTTACGCAAACAACAAGTTGCAGGTTTTTATAAAGACGTAGATCTTGGTGAGCCCAGCAATGTTGATGAAAGTAAATTAGAAACAAAAGAAAAACAATTAGAAGGACTTCGTAAAGGTAGACAAGAAGATGTCTTTACTTTGATTGAATGTCATGTCAATATCGATCTTGAGGGTTTTGAGGATCGCACTCCCAACGGGGAAATAACTGGAATTAAACTTCCTTACATTGTAACGATCGAAGAAAACTCTCGTCAAATTTTATCTATACGTAGAAACTTTAATGCTGGTGATCCTTTAAAACAGAAGATCCAGTATTTTGTTCATTTCAAATTTTTACCAGGTTTAGGATTTTATGGATTTGGTTTAATTCATATGATTGGTGGATTGTCACGTACAGCAACAGCTGCACTTAGACAATTATTAGATGCAGGAACTTTATCTAATTTACCAGCAGGATTTAAACAAAGAGGTATTAGAGTTAGAGATGATGCACAACCTATTCAGCCAGGTGAGTTTAGAGATGTCGATGCTCCTGGTGGAAATCTAAGAGATGCCTTTTTACCATTACCATTCAAAGAACCTTCTACAACTTTATTACAATTAATGGGTATTGTTGTTCAAGCTGGACAAAGATTTGCATCAATTGCAGATATGCAAATAGGAGATGGTAATCAACAAGCTGCAGTTGGAACTACCGTTGCTTTACTTGAAAGAGGAAGCAGAACAATGTCAGCTATTCATAAAAGATTATATGCATCTCTAAAACAAGAATTTAAATTATTATCTAGAATTTTTAGTTTATACTTACCACCAGAATATCCTTATGATGTTGTAGGTGGAGCTAGAGTAATTAAACAAGCAGACTTTGATGACAAAGTAGATGTTATTCCAGTTGCAGATCCAAATATATTTTCTCAAACTCAGAGGATTAGTTTAGCACAAACTCAATTACAATTAGCTCAATCTAATCCTCAGATCCATAATTTATATGAAACATACAGAAAGATGTATGAAGCATTAGGTGTAAGAGACATTGATAGAATTTTAAATGTTCCACCTAAGCCAATGCCAAAAGATCCAGCACAAGAACATATTGATGCATTAGCGGCTCAACCTTTCCAAGCTTTCAGAGGACAGGACCACAGAGCTCACATGACTGCACATTTAAATTTTATGGAAACAAATTTTGCAAGAAACAATCCTATGATTGTTGGAGCATTACAGAAAAATATTTTAGAACATATTTCTTTAATGGCTTTGGAACAAGTTGAGTTAGAGTTCCGTCAACAATTAATACAGATACAACAAATGACACAGAATCCTCAAATGTTACAAAACCCTCAAGCACAAATGCAAGTACAACAATTACAAATGCAGATTGAAGCTAGAAAAGCAATTTTGATTGCTGAGATGATGGACGAGTTTATGAAGGAAGAAAAGAAAATAACTTCTCAATTTGATAATGATCCACTTGCTAAATTAAAAGCACGTGAATTAGATATTACAGCACAAAACAATGCTGTAAGAGCTAAAGAAGCAGAATCTAGATTAAACCTAGATAAGATGAAAGCTTTGATGAATCAATCAAATACACAAGAAAAATTACAACAAAATGAGGATTTAGCTGAATTAAGAGCGGCTACTTCCCTTATGAAACAAAAGGTATCTACTAAGCCAAATTAGTATGTACAATTATTTAAAAAACTATATAACTATTTGATATGGAAAAGAAACCGGGTAAAATTAAAACTGTAATGCGTGAATTTAAAGCTGGCAAATTGCACAGTGGCAAATCAGACAAAATAGTTAAGAACCCTAAACAAGCAATAGCAATTGCATTATCGGAGGCAGGCATGTCAAAAAAAGGTTACGCACAAGGCGGAATGGTAAAGGGCAATGATGATTCATCATCTGCTTATGGAACACAAGTTGGCGATTTTAATAAATTTTTAAATTCTGACGGTTATAAAAAAGGTGGAATAGATGTTGAAGTTTCTAATCCTAAAGAAACACAATATCAACCTGTTAAAGGTCAGAGAAGAATGATGCCAGATAAAAGAAAAACAGCTAAATGGTTTTAGTATGCTTCCAATGCTTGGAGCTATTGCACCACTAGCTAAAATTCTTTTTAATACTATTGAAAAGGCAGTCCCTGATAAAGATCTTCAAGAAAAATTAAAGGCACAATTACAAACTCAATTACTACAATCACATACACAAGAACTACAAGCAGCATCAAGAATTATTGAAGCTGAAGCAAAAGCTGGCTGGTTTGCTAGCTCTTGGAGACCCCTTTTAATGTATGTATTAATCTTTATCTTGGTCTGGAATTATGTTATAGGACCAGTTATAAAAATATTCTTAGGTGCAGTTATAACCTTTGAATTACCCGGCGATGTTTGGACATTATTAAATGTTGGACTTGGTGGGTATGTGGTTGGACGCTCAGCAGAGTCAGTTGCTAGAACAATGGCTAACAAACCTGTAGCGAACAAAGAACAAGAAAACGGATAAGGAGTTAAAATGAGAAACGATTATAAACAAAGACCAAGACCAGCATTTAGAGGTGGTGGAATTGCTTTGAGAGGAATGGGTGCTGCACTTAGAGGCGGTGGAATTGCTCTTAGAGGAATGGGAGCTGCACTTGCTAAAGGTGGAAAACTTTTTGGTGGAAAAGAAACTTATGCTGAAGAATTAGCAGAAGCTAAATCAGTTAAATCTGGAAAAACTTCTCCTAAAGCTTTTGTAAAAAAAGAAAAAGCTGAAAAGCATAAAGGCGAAGAATTAAAAGGTTTAGCTAAACAAGCTAAAGCTATTAAAGCTGGAAAAAAATCTCCAGAGTCTTACGCTAAAGAAGAAACTGCTGAGTACATGAAAAAAGGCGGCAGAGCTAAGAAGAAAAAATAAATTTAAATAAAGCCGGCTTGTCCGGCTTATTTAAGGAGTAAAACTATGGCTGAAGAAAAACCTAGAAGTAATAGAGGTAAATATAACGAAGCTAATTATTCACCTACAAGAAGAGCCTTTATTGAAATGGCTAGATCAAGAGGTTTAACTAGCGCTGCAGATATGGCTAAGGCTGCTAAGATTGCTGCTAAAGAAGCTAAAGGTGCTAGCAGAGGAAAAGTTTCAGAAGAAGTAATTGATATACCTGATCCAGTTCCAAGTTTATCAATGGATGATTTATCTCCATCAGAAAAATATAGAAAAAATTACGAAGACATCTTTGGAGCAAAAGAGAAAAAAGCTAAAGGTGGATTAGTAGGTAGAGGTCAAGGAAAAGCAATTAAAATAAAAACAACTAAATTTTATTAATGTCAGGATTAGGAAAACAATTTAAAGGAACAGGTATTGCTAAAATTCAAAGACAAAACTTTGAAAAAGGTGGTAGTGCATTTCCAGATTTAACAGGTGATGGAAAAGTTACTAGAGCAGATGTTTTAAAAGGAAGAGGCGTATTTAAAAAAGGTGGTTCAGCTAAACCTGGATTATATGCAAATATTAATAAAAGAAAAAAATTAGGTATATCAAGACCTAAATCTAAATCTACAATTTCTAAAAAAGCTTACGCTAATATGAAAGCGGGATTTCCTAAATAATACAATGGCTGGACTTGGTATTCAAAACAGAGGTTGTGGAATCGCTAGAATTCAAAAAGCAGAAGGTGGAAAAGCTACACCCGCTTGGCAACGTAAAGAAGGTAAATCAGAATCAGGTGGATTAAATAGAAAAGGTATTGCATCTTATAGAAGAGCAAATCCAGGATCTAAATTATCTATGGCTGTTACAACAAAGCCTTCTAAATTAAAACCAGGATCTAAATCAGCTAATAGAAGAAAATCATTTTGTGCTAGAATGTCAGGTATGAAGAAAAGATTAACATCCGCTAAAACGGCAAGAGACCCAAATTCAAGGATTAATAAATCTTTGCGCAAGTGGAATTGTTAATATAACCAAAGGAGAAAGAACATGGAAGATGTAGATATAGCAAGTAAATTACAACGATTTATGAAGGACCAATTAAGTAATTTAACTTCAATTGTTACTTCAGGAGGCGTTGACACAATGGAAGATTACAAGTATATCTTAGGTCAAATTCGTACATACGAATATATCTTACAGGAGATCTCTAACCTGCTAAACAAAAAGGAGCTAAGACAAGATGAAGGAAACGTTATCAAACTCGACTGAAATACCTAAAACAGTATTAGGTCTTGAAGAAAAATATAAAGAAGAAAATGAAAAATCTGTAAGAGCAGATAATATATCTGAATCTCTTATTGACAGTCTACCAAACCCTACGGGTTGGAGAATTTTAGTATTACCATTTACACCAAGAGATAAAACTAAAGGTGGAATTTTAATAGCACAGGAGTCTTTAGACAAATTAAGAATCGCAACTAATTGCGGTTATGTTTTAAAGATGGGACCGTTAGCATATCACGATAAAGAACGATATCCAACAGGCCCGTGGTGCAAGGAAAAGGATTGGGTGATCTTTGCCCGTTATGCGGGATCAAGACTACCAATAGAAGGCGGCGAAGTCCGTCTTTTAAACGATGACGAAGTTTTAGGGACTATAAAAAATCCTGAAGACGTTCTTCATCACATTTAAACATAGGAGGAACTATGCCAGTAGAAGAAAAGAAAAAGAGCGATGTAATGGTTGACATAGATACTTCCGGTCCAGGAGCCGAGGTCGAATTAAAAACGAAGCAACCTGAACAGGAGAAGGAATATGAAACTAGTGCAGACGATACTAAGTCCACTGACACACCTGCGAAATCTGATGAGCAGCCTGCAGTGGAGACTAAAAAAGAAACAGAAATAAAGGACCAAGGAACAGAAACAAAAGAAGTTCCAGCGAATGACCAAAAGAAAGAATTAGATGATTATAGTGAAGGTGTGCAAAAAAGAATTGCTAAATTAACTAAGAAGATGCGTGAAGCTGAAAGACAGCGTGAAGCTGCCATTGAGTATGCACGTAAAATTCAAGCTGAAAAAGAATCACTTTCAGGTCGTCTAAATAAACTAGATACAGGTTATGTAACTGAAATGGAAAATAGAATTAAATCTTCCATGGAAGCTGCAGCCGCTAGATTAGGTCAAGCTAGAGAAAATAACGATCTTAAGGCAGAAATAGCTGCTCAAACTGAAATTGCTAGATTAGGTTATGAAGAAGCAAGACTTGCTGAAATCAAATCTAAACAAGCTTTAGAAGTTAAAGTAGATAACTCTAAACCTGTTCAAGAGTATAGAGAACAACCTATTCAGCAGGAACAACCTATCAATCCAGATCCTAAAGCTCAAGAATGGGCTTCTAAGAATACATGGTTTGGTAAGGATGAACCTATGACTTACACAGCTTTTAGTTTACATAAAAAGCTTACGGAAGAAGAAGGTTATGATGCACAAAGTGACGAATATTATGCAGAAATTGATAAAAGAATAAGACTTGAATTTCCGCATAAATTTGCTACAACTGCACCACAAACGACCGAAAATGCAAAACCAGCACAAACTGTAGCTTCGGCTAGTCGTAGTACTGGTAGAACATCTGGTCGCAAAACTGTGAAGCTCACATCGTCACAGGTAGCAATTGCTAAAAAATTAGGTGTGCCACTTGAAGAATATGCGAAACATTTAACCACGAAGGAGGTATAGGCATATGGTAAACGACAATAAAATAAAAACTTCCCGTGCGAGCGAAACTAGGTCTAAAACAAATAGACCACAAGTTTGGACTCCACCATCATCTCTAGATGCACCGCCTGCGCCAGACGGCTATAGACATAGATGGATAAGAGCTGAATCTTTAGGCTTTGATGATACTAAAAATATCACAGGCAGATTAAGATCAGGATATGAATTAGTTAGATCTGATGAATATCCAGAAGCTAATTATCCAGTTGTCAAAGACGGAAAATACGCAGGAGTCATTGGGGTTGGTGGCCTATTGCTGGCTAGGGTACCTGAGGAGATCGCTAAATCTCGAGAGGCTTATTTCGCAAGAATGACCAAAGATCGAGAAGAAGCAGTCGCAAACGATCCTCTAAGGGAACAGCATCCAAGTATGCCGATCAGTAAAGAGAGGCAGACTCGTGTAACTTTTGGTGGTACAAAGAAAAGCTAATTATTTAGCAATTCCTAACCAACAAAGTTTAAATATAAACTTAAGGAGTAAAAAAATATGGCAAACTCAACTAAAGCCTTTGGTCTTAGACCATTGGGCAAAGTAGGTGGTGGCTATACTAGCGGTGGACAAGATCAATTTTACATTCTTGATAATCAATCAACAGCGATTTATCAAGGTGACTTAGTTGCTCTTACAGCTACTGGAACTGTTGTTCCGGTAACTTCGTCTGCTACTGGTAGCGTATTAGGAGTATTCAACGGTTGTTTAATCGAAGTAAATCCTAATAATAGAAACAAACCTACTTGGCAAAACTATTACAACCAAGTGGACGTTGCTCAAGGCAGCATCCAGGCGTTTGTAATTGACGATCCAAATCAACTATACTTGATTAAATCAACAGGAACTGCTCTTGGAGTAAGTGCTGTTGGTGTAAGCTTTGATATCTTATATGGTGCTGGTACATCTACAAATGGTGTGTCTGGTGACTTATTAGACTTAGCTTCATCTACAAACGGACAATTATTAGTACTTAGCCCATCACCATTTATTGGTAATGAAGTGGCTGTGGCTAGTGAAGACTTCGTTGTGAAGATCAAATCAGGTCAATCAATAATGTAAGGAGTAATAAACTATGGCTATATCACGATCACAACTAGTTAAAGAACTAGAACCAGGTTTAAACGCTCTGTTTGGACTTGAATATAAACGTTATGAGATGGAACACGAAGAAATCTTTGACAAAGAAACTTCTGAGAGAGCATTCGAAGAAGAAGTTATGTTATCAGGTTTCGGTAATGCTGCCATCAAAGCTGAAGGTTCTGGCGTGTCTTACGACCAAGCTCAAGAAACTTTCACTGCTAGATATACGCATAACACTATAGCTCTTGCGTTCGCAATCACTGAAGAAGCGATTGAGGACAACTTGTATGACAGACTTGCGTCTAGATATACAAAAGCATTAGCTAGATCTATGGCGAATACTAAGCAGATTACAGCTGCTAACGTTCTAAATAATGGATTCAGCACATCTTACCCAGGTGGTGACGGATCTCCATTATTCTCAACAACTCACGCAACGCTTGCTGGAACTTTCCAGAACACGTTGACTACACAAGCTGACTTAAACGAAACTTCATTAGAACAGTCGCTAATTGATATTGCGAACTTTACTGATGAACGTGGTTTAAAAATCGCTGGACAAGGAATGAAACTTATCGTTCCAGTTCAAGGTCAGTTTACTGCTGAGAGATTAATGAAATCTCAAGGTAGAGTTGGAACAACTGATAATGATATCAATGCGATCAGAAACATGGGAATGTTGCCACAAGGTTATGTGGTTAACCACTTCTTAACTGACTCTGATGCATTCTTCATCAAGACAGATGTACCAAATGGAATGAAGTACTTCGAAAGATCTCCTATCAGAACATCGATGGAAGGTGATTTCGACACTGGTAACGTAAGATACAAAGCTAGAGAAAGATACAGCTTCGGCTGGTCAGACCCTAGAGGTATTTACGGTTCTCAGGGTGCTTAATTAAAGCATTTTGTTTTAATGGGGTGGTTTATTCCACCCCATTAATATGTTAGAAAGATAGAGTTATGACAAAATTATTTCATGTTAAAATTAGAGCTTATGGTCATATAGCTGATTTTAATATTGAAGCAGAGGATAAAGCAGAAAGTATAGAAAACGCAATCCTTGACAAAATAGGACAAAATGGGGTATTATTAAAAGACAGTAATAGGATGTTTTCAACATCTAAATGCTGGATAACCTATGAGGAGGTTGTAGATGGATCACGTTCAAGCTCTTTACAAAAAGAAGAAGCTTCTAGAACTTGATTGGGAACAAGCTCACATCCAAGAGGGTAGATACTCTTTGGATATGGTTAAGATAGACGAAGAAATTCGTAGTATCATTAACCAGATTAAGATGGCTGAAGCAGAAATTGCTTACAGACAAATTAAGGTTGAGACTGCTGCTCCTGATTTTTCAGTAGCTAGTTAAAGACTAGTTACAAATATATAGTAAAAAACATCATTTTTGATGCAAGGATCTCTTGCGCTATTTAATAAATTAAGCTATATTTTATTTACTATAGATTAACATCTGATGTAGACGCCTATAGTCGACAAGCCTAATGACTACATTGGATTATTTAGGAGGATAAAAACATGGCAAAAAGTACATTTCAAGGATATGTAAGAACTTATGGCGGACAAGATAGAAGTTCTGGTGTTACACCAGGAACTCTAGTTGCTTCTGAAGTAATTACTTTCTTATGTTCAACAGCGACAGCAACTGCAGTATCAGTTGGAGCAACAGTAAACGCTAACGCTCCATTTGTATTACCAGCAGGAGCTATACCAACTAACTTTATCGTATTAACAGCAGCAGGAACTACTACAACTGCAACTATTAATTTCGGATCAGCAGCTAACGCAACTAGTATTGCTAATAATTTAGTTGTTGGTGCTAGAGCAGCAGTATTAATGACTGGAGCTTCTGTAGTTGCTACAGGACTTACAGCTAATACAACTGTTGTTGCAAGTGTTGGATCTACAGCAGGTACAGGTAACGTTACAGGTGTATTCGTATATACATTTGCTGATGGTACTGCTCAACCTGGTGAAATAGGACCAGCTTAATTAAAATTCTTTTGTAGGGGCTCTCCGGGGTCCCTATAAAATACAAGGAGATTTATTATGTCATTTAAAGGTGATGTCAAACCGATATACATAGCTTCTAATAGTACGAATGCTGTTGCATTTACTGGAAGAACACGTTTAAGAGGAATGGTTGTTCAATCAACTGGAAGTTCTGGAAGTTTAATTGTAAATGGTTTAGCAAATGCTACAACTGTTAGTTCTTCAACTAATACACAAGTATACTTTCAAGTATATCTTGCAGCTAATCAAAACCAAACTATAGTTATTCCAGAAGATGGAATTTTATATGGTTCTAATAATGCTGTAGGTTGTGTTGATGGTGTTGGTATAACAGGAAATTCATCTGCATTATCTGCGACGTTATTTATAGATAAGTAGTATTATCATGACTACATCCGGAACTACTTCATTCAATCTGGATCTAGATGAGCTTTTTCAAGAAGCTTACGAAAGAATTGGTCTTGATGGCACTAGAAGTGGATATAATTTAAGATCAGCAAGAAGATCATTAAACCTTTTATTATCAGAATGGGATAACAGAGGTGTTCATTTATGGAAAGTTAAACTTGCAACTGTTCCTTTAGTATTAGGACAAGCTCAATATAATTATGCAAGTGATCCTACTAATTTTCCAAATGATATAAATGATGTTTTAGAAGCTTATATTAGAAATAATACTGTTCCAGCTTCTCCTGTAGATATATCTTTAACAAAAATTGATAGATCTGCTTATGCTGCATTACCAAATAAACTATCACAAGGTACTCCATCTCAATATTATGTTCAAAGAACATATAGTCCGAGCATATTTTTATATCAAACACCTGGTTCTAACTATTCTAATGCTGCTAATCCTACTGATTATGAAGTTTTATTTTATTATTTAGCAAAAATTGAAGATGCTGGAGCTTACACAAACACTCCAGATGTTGTTTTTAGATTTTTACCTGCTTTAACTTCTGGTTTAGCTTATTATTTATCAATAAAACACAGACCAGATAGAACTGAACAATTAAGAATGTTCTATGAAGATGAATTACAAAGAGCTTTAACTGAAGATGGACAAAGAACTTCATTATTTATTTCACCTAAATCATATTTTGGAGATGGTTTATAATGACTACGTACGCAACAGGTAAAAAATCATGGGCGGTCTCTGATAGATCTGGCCAAAGATTTCCATATGCTGAAATGGTTACTGAATGGAATGGTTCTTTTGTACATATTTCAGAATATGAACCTAAACATCCTCAATTAGAACCTAAAGTTCCGGGAAATGATCCTCAAGGTTTACAAAATGCAAGACCAGATAGAGTTGAACCAGCAGTTATAGTTCAACTAGCTTATAATCCTTTTTATACAGTATCAGGAAGTTCAACAATGTTAATTAATGATCCAGGTCATGGAAATAAAATTGGAAATTCAATTATTATAAGAGGAACATTAGCTGGAAATGGATATTCAATTGCAACTTTAACAACTACAATTGGTTATACATTAACTTCTGTTAGTTCTGATACTTATAGTATTAATTTACCAAGTGTTGCTACTGCTACAGGATTCTTTGGCGGTGGTAATGTATCTATTGGTCCTTCAGCCGTGGAACTTGCTGAAAATCCATTTACTATATTTATTGGAAGCTCTACAATTAGAGTCAATGAAGCTAATCATGGAAGAGTAACAGGTAATACTGTTGTATTTTCTAATGTAAATGCTTTAAATAATTTTAATAGTTCTACAGGATTTACTACAGACGTACTTGCAACTTCTACAGGATATAATATTACTGTAATTAATGTAAACAATTATACTTTTAATGCCTATTCACAAACTGCTACAATGAATGCAGTTATAGGCGGAGGGTATGTAACAGCACAGACGATATAAATATGAATTACGGAGAACTAAGAGATCAAATTAGAAATTATGCAGAACTATCTGATAATGGATTATCAGATTCAACCGTTGCTGTTATTGTACAAAATGCAGAAAATAGAATGTACAGAGAAACAGCTATTGATGCATTTAAACTTTATGCTTCTGCTATTACTCTTACTGGAGTTTCTACAATATCTGTACCTGCTGGACTTAGAAATATTAGATATGTAGAAATGATTAATGGAAGTGGTGAAATAGTTAATTTATTACAAAAAGATAGTTCATTTTTAGGTGAATATAATAATGAACCAGCTAATTCTAGTAATTATGGTGAGCCTAAGTATTGGGCAGATTGGAATGCTACGACTTGGTTTGTAGCTCCTACTCCAGATGCTAATTATACAATAAATATTGCATATTTACAGCAACCTGCTACAATTACAACAAGCGCTACTAGTACAAGTTATATTTCTACGTATGCACAGGATGCTTTATTATATTGTTGCTTAACTGAAACATATAAATACTTGAAAGGTCCTGCAGATATGATACAAGTTTATGAACAGTCTTATCAACAAGCTGTAAGAACGTTTGCTGATGAGCAGTTAGGATTAAGAAGAAGAGATGAGTACAAAGATGGTGAATTAAGAATACCATTGAATACACCATCTAAATAAGTTAATAAGGAGTTAATATGGCAAATATAGTACCAGATAGTTTTAAACAAGAACTGTTCTTAGCAACACACAATTTTTCAACAAGTGCAGGTAATACTTTTAAATTAGCACTTTACACAACTGTAAGTGGTTT